ATTGTGAATCAGAGATTAATAGAATATAATAAAAATGCCTTATCGGCGATTTCCACTTCTACTAGAACAATGAGCACTACTATTCCCGGGATGGTGGGACACAACAGGAACAGTCAGGGCCCGGTATCCCCAGAGGTTAAGAAATTCAATGAACAATATGCTGCGATCATTAAAGGATAGATAAATGTCAGAAGAAAAGAAAAAAGTAGACCACAGAAATAATCCAAGAAACCCGGCGTCCCCTCTTTTTAAGAGACTAACGAGGCTTTTTTCTGGTCCTCTCATTAACTACCGCGCCCAGTTTACACGTGAAGAGCGCCGGTCCGCTTTAGATAAATATCAATATCGATTCAATAGCATGAGCGGCAAACAGTTTAAGCGTTCGGCCGATAACCTTTCTCGCAACTATAATATGCTTACTTCTGCAGCCATGCGGAATCAAAATCGTAACGAGAGGTATATTGATTTTGATCAAATGGAGTACATGCCAGAGATTGCTTCAGCCATGGATATTTATGCAGACGAAATGACGACGTCAAACGAGTTTAATAGACTTGTTAAGATTGACTGCCTCAATGATGAGATTAAAAGTATTATAGAGGCGCTTTTTTATGATGCCCTCAACATTGAGTTTAATGCATTTGGCTGGGCGCGCACCATGTGCAAGTATGGAGACTTCTTTCTATATCTAGATATTGATGAAGTGCTGGGAGTTAAAAGCGTAATCGGTCTTCCTTCGGGAGAGGTAGAAAGACTAGAGGGCCAAGATCCCACTAACCCCAACTATGTTCAGTACCAGTGGAACTCGGCGAATATGACATTCGAGAACTGGCAATGTGCGCATTTTAGGATTTTGGGAAACGATAAGCACGCGCCCTATGGAACTTCTGTATTGGATCCCGCACGTCGCATTTGGCGCCAGCTTGTCTTGATTGAAGATGCGATGCTGGCTTATCGTGTTGTTCGCGCGCCTGAACGACGCATGTTTAAGATTGATGTTGGAAATATTCCTCCGCAAGACGTGGAACAATATATGGAGAAGGTCAAAACTTCATTGAAAAGAAACTCTATAGTGGACGCATCGACCGGTCGAGTTGATTTGCGCTATAACCCTCTTTCGGTTGAAGAAGACTATTTTATTCCTATTCGTGGCGGTGTGGGGTCAGACATTACAACCCTTGCTGGTGCAGCTAGTTTAAATGATATTGATGATGTAAAGTATATTCGTGATAAGCTGTTTTCTGCTATCAAGATTCCTCATTCCTATTTGACAATGATGGAGGGAGCAGACGAAGATAAGACAACTTTAGCACAGAAAGATATTCGGTTTGCGCGGACGATTCAGAGACTTCAGCGCGCTTTTATGTCGGAACTTGAAAAGATTGCTGTAGTGCATTTGTTTACGCTAGGCTACAGAGGGCAAGATTTGATATCATTTAAACTGACCTTGAATAATCCTTCTAAGCTCGCCGAGCTACAAGAGATAGAGCACTTACGCACCAAATTCGATCTTGCTAATAACGTTGTTGAGGGCATGTTTAGTAAGCGTTGGATTGCTAAGAATATCCTTAATATGACTGATGAAGAATTTTTGCGTAATCAGCGCGAGGCTTTTTATGATCGTAAATACCAAGTGGCGCTTGAAGCTGTCACAGAAATGGGCGCTGCTGAAGCGGCTGCCGGCGGCCTGGGCGCGCCTGCTGGTGCCCCCATTGAGGGGATGCCTGGCGGTGAACTCACCGGCGGAGAAATGCCCCCGCCCGAAGACGAAGCGGCCGCTGACGCCGGCGCCGAGGGCGCCCCAGAAGAAGAAACTTCGCTCCTCGCCGCGCCGGCACGTCGGGAAGATAAGCCTACGGCGGCCAGTTTGGAGCCCCAGTCTAACGGGAAAAAGTATTATCGTAAGAAAAGGGATAAACGCCGGATCGGGGATGACGGCCCCCGAACGCGAAAGTCTCGCAACAGGGTGCGCTCTGGCGACAGCCTCGCGGCACGTCGAAAGACCTTCCCGGGGGCTCCGTCGCGCAGTGAAGACTTATTAAACGTTAATGCACTTTATGAAGAATATAATCCTATTTGTACTCGAGACAAAGACGAAGAGAAATTATTTGAGAGTACTAGAGATATTCGGAAACTAATTACTGAGTTAGAAAACAAAGAAGCGGAGGCCAAGGAACGTGAAACTAAAGCACAATAAAAAAAGAAATACGGCGTTTTTATATGAGGTGCTTATTAAAGAACTGACTAAGTCTATTTTTGATAAAGAGTTGGCTCGAAAAAGATTTATTTCTGGCTTAATCAAAGAAAGCTTTGGTGCAAATTCAATTTTGGGAAGAGAGCTGGAATATTATAAAATGCTTTTAGAGACAACAGACATCGAGCCGTACTTGGCTGAAAAACTATTACAAGAAACTAAAACGGCTCACGCTCTTTTGGATAGCAAAGGTGTATTCGATGCGCAAACGCGCGTTATAAACAAGATCAACCGGGCCCTTTCTAAAGATATTTGGAATACTTTTGTCCCCAACTTTAAATCTCTCGCCACAATTGATGCTATTTTTAATCGTTCCGTTTCGATAAAACAAAGAGTTTTACACGAAGATAGACTCGTCAAGCTGATGAACTCTCCGGCCAAGCTGCAAGAAAATAAGCTCGAGCCTATTGATAATATTATTTATCGCTCGTTTGTAAAAAAGTTTAATACTAAATATGGTGGCCTTCTTAGTGAACAAAGAGATTTACTAGGTAAATATATTGCTTCTTTCTCTGATAACGGCTTAGAGCTTAAGATTTATTTAAACGAGGAGATCGGGCGTCTCCGAGCTCTTGTAGAAAAGTCTTTAAAAATAGAAGAAGTCTTCACAGACGAAAAAATGGTAACGAAAACCAAACAAGTCCTAGATATGCTGGAAGGTTTTAGGGAGGAAGCTCCCACTCAAGAACTTGTTTCAAAAATATTAAATATCCAACAGCTCGTGGAGGAAATAAAATCCAATGATTAATATTAAGATCGGGGGCCCACAAGCACAGGTAAAATTGCAAGCTAGAAAAACTCTGGCTGGCCACCTGTTGATAATGGATCATGATCTTATTGATATAGCGTTGTTGCCCGAGAATAATAAAATATTAGCTTTTCCCAAACGCGAATCCGCAGAGGACGTTTACAGCACCCAGTCTCGTTTTTTTGATTTTTTAGTTGATAAAGGAGTGGTCGAAAGAGACAGTGTACAAGGAGGTAATATTTTTAGTTCCATTGAGGGGGCGATCCCAGAAGGTAAAAGTGTTAACGGGATGCAAGCGGCCGTCTACGTCATCTCAGAGTTTATTACAGAAGAAGCAGACGCAATGAAAACAGCCGAAACATATGAACATAATCTTGAAAAGTATTTCCTTGATCCTACTGACCGCGATTCGACTGAGCTGGGAGAGGTTCCCCAAGAGGCAGAAAAGGGCGCGATGATTCCCGGATATTATTACATACCACTTCGCTATAAGATGTAATGGGCGCTCACATTATTATGTGGCCCGTCCTAGAGAGCCTAATACTTTTTATTTTGTGTGCATATGGCCTCACACAAATGCTTTGTTTTTCCAAGATTTTGGATCGCATTAGACCCAAACATTATTTCTTTTCTTGCCCGATGTGTATAGGATTTTGGGTAGGGGTATTTCTCTGGGGCATTAATGGCCATACAGAACTATTTATATTTGATGGCGCTAATCCAGTTACTGGATTTTTGCTTGGATGTTTGAGTTCGGGTACATCATATATTTTAAATGTGATTATCTGCGATGACGGAATCCAAATAGGAAGAGGAGAACGACATGACTAAGTGGATGCTACAACCAGTGCGCCGCTGCTGCAAGGGCAGTTGACTATTTTAAAGGAATAATATTATGGCACGAAGAAAACATGTAAAAAGAATAGATCCAAGATATTTCTTGGACGAGACAGTGAATCGTAATGACGACGGGAGCCGGCTCGACGAAGCACAAGACGAAACACCCGAAGATGTTGCACAGCGAATATCTAACTTGCCCCCTATGTTTCGACAGAGTATAATACAAGATATGCTCAATATGGCACAAGGCAATGACGAACACCACGAGCACTATCCGCATGTACAGGATCACGCAGAGTTTGCCAAGGAAGTATTGCGGCTCGTGGGCGAAGGATAAAACAGACCATGGGCAGAGTGCTTCTTCGAGAATATTATGAGCTTTGCGCTGGGGGCGTCTGCCAAGACCTTCTCACGGAAGCCGAAAAGAAGTTTGTTGCTGATGGCGGAATGATACTATCTGGCTTGATGCAGATGGCCGAAACCCAAAACGGCAACGGCCGCGTCTACCCTCAGAAAATTTTGATGCGAGAAGTAAAAAACTATAAGAAGATTGTGGAAGACCGTCGCGCCCTCGGCGAACTTGATCATCCCGAGGAATCGGTCATCAATTTGAAAAACGCTTCTCACATGGTTACCGATATATGGATGGAGGGCCCAGAAGTAAAAGGCAAGATGAGAGTTCTAGAAACTCCTAGCGGCAACATTCTCCGGTCACTCGTAGAATCCGGAGTGTCCATCGGTATTTCTTCCCGTGGACTGGGCTCCGTTAAAGAGAACGCCGGCCAAACTATTGTAGAAGATGACTTTCAGCTTATTTGTTTTGATGTGGTATCTGAACCTTCTACGCCCGGCGCGTTTATGATGCGAGAAAGCAAGAACAGACTCAATGAGATATTTACCAAGGCTGATCGAATTAATCGAGCCTTGAATGAAGTTCTGAGAGAGTAAAAATGAAGTTAATAATGGAAAACTGGCGCAAGTTTTTAAGCGAAGCAGAGCAGCCGGCCGCCCGGTCCCATATGGGAGTACCCCAATCTGTGCGCCAACCTCCTCGCGACGTGGAGCGCACGCCAGCCGCCGCAGAGACATTTATAGCAGGGCACGATCAAGGTTTAGAGGACTTTGTCAGCATGCTTAAACAGATAGCTCACGACCCGGAGTTCCGAAAATTGGCCTTTGCAGGGCGACAGGATGATGCAGGCGCGGCCGATGAGACACTTATAATAACTCAAGGTGAGCCCGTCCCAGCAAAAGATTTAACGCCAACACAGATGGATATTGATATGGGGAGCAGTCTGGGTGATCAAATGACAAACAAGTGGGATCCGCCCTCAACAGAGGCGGCCCTCCAGAGGGTTATTACGATGCCTTCTCCCGGCGGTGTCATCCCTCTATTGACCTATAATAATAAATATATTTTGGATGGCCACCATCGCTGGTCCCAAGTAATGATGACAAATCCCGATGGGCTGATGACGACTCAGAATTTATCGGGCCCCGCACTTCCGACTGCTGAAGTCGCCCTTAAAGCAACTCAGCTGGCAATTGCCGCTTTAGCGGGAAATGTTGTAACAAAGGGTACCAAAATAAATCTGTTAAGTTTTCCAGAAGAAGCAATGGGACAGTATGTTCGCGATAATATAACACCCGAAGTTTTGGAATTATTGGTGCAGTACGAAAAGATTACTAAGCCCGATAAAGAGGAGGCTGCTCAATATTATATGGGCAACTTAGCAGCTATTAAAGATAAGCCCCCGGGCGCATTTGAACGTGAAGCAGGGATGCCGCAAGCAGATGAGTCGGGAGTCTCACAAGCCCGCGTGACCAATGCGCTGAACCGAGGCAGCATTAACTTTGATGATCCTGAGATGACGGATATAAAGAAGCAGCCCGCGCAGGTTCCACAGAGAAAGCAGTAGAGAGCCCATGAACAAAACAGAATTAAAGAAACTACTTAAGCCACTTATTAAAGAGTGCATCAAAGAGGTAATCTTTGAAGACGGTGTACTTTCGGGCATCGTATCGGAGGTAAACCGGGGCCTACGGCCCCCGGCACTTGTTGAGACCCAGCAGCCTCAGCCAAAAGCCCAAGAACAGAACTTTGCGAAGATGCGACAGAAATCATTGCAAGAACAAAAACAAAAAATTAACGAGTACAAGAAGCAATTGCTTGACGCAATCGGCTCTGACGCATACAATGGGGTAAATTTGTTTGAAGGAACGGCCCCCATGACTTCAGCGGGCCCGAAACCCGGAGAAACCCCGACGCCCGGCGGCCCCCTAGCGGGCGTCGCTCCAAGCGATTCGGGCGTTGACATAACAAATTTATTTGGCACAGTGGGTACCAATTGGAAAGCCCACATGGAAGTAGACAAGTAGAGGTGTTCAGTGGCTGATAATGTTATTGTACACAGAT